ACGGTCGGTGCCATAGCGGGAGCGCATTGCGAAGATCAGACCAGTAGGACCAGTCATCGGCTGAACACCAGCGATGTCATAAGCAATCAGCTTAGGCATCGAACGGCGGATCAGGCTGATCAGCACGGGATCGAAACCAGCAACAGGACCAGTAGCGGTGCTTGCGCTGCTGAAACCGCCTGTACCAGCGGACATTGTGGGGGCAGCCTCATTAAGGATGCCTGCTTCCTCACGGAGGAAGGATTCTTGGTTTTCGAGCAGGACTGCGGTCACCGCTTTCTTATAGCTGTCCTTGATGGAATCAAGACCCTCGCAATTAAGAACGGGTGCCCACTTTTCCTGCAGATGCTCGGACTTGAACATTTGCTTTTTACCTCTTTTGGTTATTGAAAAATGGTTTTAATAATGACTAATTCACTTAGTCCAGCGACGGAGTGCATCGACGTAACGAGACATCGAATCCGTCATTTCTGTATCCACAACGGGTTGGACATCCTCAGCAATCGTTTCTGCTGCTGCCTGGGGCTTGCTAGAGAAATACGACTCCTTCAGAGTCTCAATCTTGCTGCGGAAAGACTCTTCATCTTCAAACTCAACACCCTCTGCCAGACCAGCAAGCTTTTCCTTTTCGGTTGCTGCCAGACCTTCAGAGATTTCTTTCACGATCCCATTCTTAACGTATGCTGCGACCGATTGGGTCAGAGCGACGTTCTTTTCAATTTGCTCGTTGAGTTTTGCTTCCATCGAATCAAGTTCCTCCACCATCTCAGAGATGATGTCGGTTTTCTCTTCGGGAACCTCAATGTGGTTCTCGACGAAAACTTTTTTGAGACCTGCAACAACAGACTCGGCAATCTCGGCTTTCAGACCGATTTCAACTGCCAGTTCGTTCTTGCCCATCCACTCGCCAACTGCATAGGTCAGATACTCATCGACCTTTTCAGCGAGTTCGGTCTTAACAGATTCCACTTCCTCAGCAAGGGTAGCGGCATATTCGTCGTGAATACGTGCCACTTCCTCATTGAGACGAGAGACGACTGCTGCCTCAAAGATTGTTGCTGCTTTTTGCTTGAACTCTTCGCTCAGGTCTTCACCTTCGGTCAGAGCAGCAACATCTGCAGACATATCGATCTCAATCAGATCACCATCTGCTTCTGCGCTTTCTGTCTTGGCAGATGCATCGGAGGGCTTAGTCTTAGGAGCAGCAGCCTGTGTTTGAGCGGGAGCTTTCAGTTTGTTGCTCTCGTCATCAGGTTTGCTGTTCTGGGGAGTAGGACCACCCAGATCTTCGACAGAACCCAGCGAAGAACCGTCAGCAACGGCACCGTCGAACTTTGCTTCGGTGACTTCTTGTTGTTCTTCGGAAACCATCACTTCATTTTCTTGCGACATTGGTTGTCTCCTTAGTAGTCTTTGCTATTCTTAGAAATATTTATAATTCACAAAGTTCTCAGGAATTGGGAAAACGCGGAAAGTTTTGCCTCTTCAAGAACTTTGGGATTGGGTGCGAGATCGAGGGTACGCTTAATGTTGGCAACCTCTGACTCTTTAATGATGCCGTTGTTCCATACCCACTCACGACCTTCCATAATGCCATTGACAAAAGCGTCAGGCGCGGAAGGATCTGCCACAATGTCAGCAGCAGTAGCGAGCATAAAGTCATCAGCAACGATCTTTGCACCGTCGCGTGCCTCTCTCAGTGAACCAATGCCACGAGAAGAAACACCAAGTTTCACACCTTCGTCAAGAAGACTGCGAGCAATGTTGCCCATAGGTGTATCAAGAATCCGTGCTTTACCACGGAAGTTGTTTCCCTCTTGAACCAGGGATGTGATTAAGTGAGAAACGCGATCGAGGTTCACAGTGGGACCATCGGGATGACCCAGTTCGCCAAGTGCACGACCAGACTTGATGAAACTTTCGTTGTACTTCTCCACCTCTCTTGCAAGAGTGGCGATTGGGTACATACGACCATTTCTATTTTTGATTTCACCTTGCAGGAAGGTTCCTTCAATATACAGATTCTTCTTACCGTTCTTTTCTTCGGTAAGAATCTGTACGTCTTCAATCGTTTCCGTAATCAGTTTCATCGGTTTCTTCCGTAGGTTCTGGGTTCATCCAATTTGCAGCGATCTCCTTCTTTCTTGCTTCGAGAGCATCGGCAGAAGCAGTTTTCATTGCAACATCAACTTCGCTACTAAGATCCTTCGATCCTGAAAAAATCTTATTAACGATATTCATAGCATCCACACTGGGCATAATTTTAGTACCTCAATACATTATTATTTAGAATTCTCCGCGTTTATAGTCACCAGGAGGAATGGATTCAATTCCTTGAGGACCAGTTGTTTCTTCCACTGGAACTTCTCCCATTGCAGCAGGATCTTCAAGAGGCATACCTGTAGCGGGGTCGATGGATGCAGGATCCATCAACTTACCATCAGCAATTTCTTTCTCGATTTGCTTATCGATTTCTGTGATCTCAGCGTCAGTTTGCTTGAGAATCTGACGACGCAGATAATCAAGAGAGAAATACTTACCAGCAAAGGGATCCATTGTGGCGAGAAGATTTAGACGTTCCGTCATAATCTCTTTCTCTTTCAGTTCCGCAAAGTAGTTATCTGCGATGAAGTCATACTGAATATGTTCAGACATCTCATCCCACTCTTCAATAGAGATGACGCCTTTAAGGATCAACTGAGTTTTCAGAAGATCGTGAAACAGTTCGGAGAATTTTTTGCGGAGGCGAGTGACAAACTTCTGGAATTTGATTTCATCGCGTGTGATCTCAGCAGCACGTCCCAGGTTGAATGTGGATTCGGATTCCAGACGTGACTCGGGAACATTCAGTGCGCGATACAGTTTTTTCTGGAAATACTTAACGTCTTCCAGTTCGCCCAGATTTTGCCCGCCAGGGAGAGTAGTGATTTCTGTACCACGACCACCTTCACGGCGAGGAAGCCAGAAGTCTTCCAGCATTGACATAAACTTGCGGTCATCACGAATCTCGCCAGTGTCTGCGTTGTACACCAGTTTATTTCTATAGCGAGACATCACTTCGCGCAGATATTGTTCTGCCTTTTGCTTCGGCAGATTACCCACATCAATGTAGAAAATACGACGCTCGGGTGCACGAGAGAGACGATAGATCACAAGACTATCTTCAATCATTCTCAGTTGATTGAGTGCTTTGATAGCCTTGTGCAAATGTGACATAATCACATTCTTATTCATATCCTTCAGACCAGAGTGGCAGAAGGCAATTGCATCAGGTGCTACTTTGATACCTGCAGTTTCTGCTGCTCGCAGTCCTTTCGGGTTATAAATGTAATATTCTGCAGACTTGGGAGCAAGATTGGATTCCATCGAACGAGGATCGATGAATGTTTTGTCCTTTGGTCTTTCAAGCTCGATGACTTTGCGAATCTTTCGCGGGTCAATATAACGAAGTTCAGTAATACCTTTTCTTGGGTTCTTGGTATCGATTACTTTGTGGTAATACAATTTACCATCAATATACCAACGACGGAAAATATCGTACGCTTTTTTATCGAAATCAAGAAGACGAAGAACATTATCAAATTCTTCGCGAATTTTCTTCTTAATGTTATTACTTACTTGCAAGTTGGACAATTCAATGTCCACTGGAGTATCATCAAGTTCTCCAGCAATTGCTTCGTTTACAACATCATCGATAGCGCGATCACACTCTGGGTGAATCGACATTTCGCGGTATCGACGAATAAGATCTTGTTCGTCTTTATATGAACCATCTAAATCAATAGCGGTTCCAAAGAAACCGCCACCAGCAATCGGAGTTGCTGCATCATCAGATTCTTTACGCACGAAAGAAGGGCCAGGATTCTGACCCTTCTTGGCACGTTCAAGAGAATAACCAAATAGTTGAGACATTGACTGTCAGGATGCTTTATCAGATCTATTTATGAAAGATCTCAACCAGCGTTTCCAGTATTGATGTCAGTGTCGTATGTCCAGTATTGAACTTGGAACTCAACTGTGTACTCTTCGGGAGTATCATTGTTGCCCCAATCAAGATCAATTGCGCTGATGTTGCTGGGCCAAATACCTTCAAACTTGTAGGTACGGATGATGTTTCCCTTGCGATCCATCTGGCGAACCTTTGCCATTGCTTGATAGTCAGCGATGGTATTGGAGTTCTGATAGTTCTGCTGCAGAGCCTGGATGTTTGTGGACCAGGACTCAAAGAAAGCACGGAACTTGAAGGACTGATCGTTCAGCACGGTCACTGTCCAAGGTTCAAATGTGCGATCACCAGCAACCTTCAGCATACGACCACGATAAGGCACTTCAACCACACCCACTGTAGAAGCGGGAATGTTTGCTGCCTTAACGAGGAAGGTGCCGAAAGCAGATGCTTCAGATGCATTCAGTTGGGAAGCGCCAGAAGCATTCTCAGAAGCGTCGGAACTAGAACCGACCACGCCACCAGATTGGGGGCTCACCCCGTCCTGAAGGATCGGGGGAGCATAGATTTCGACTTGGAAAAGGTTAGGACGGGCAAAGTCTCTAACTTGATCGCGGAAGGTGAAGATTGGAGCTCTTACCGAGCTCTGCTCCACCTGTCCTGGTTGTTGTTCTGCCATTGTTTTTCTCCGTTAGTTAATTCTCTTGAGATCAGTTGGTGACTTCAGCGAAACTAGAACCAGTTCTAGTAGCAGTGAATGTCAGAGTCACATAGTTAATCGAGCGGGTGGGCTTCACGAAGATCTCAGCGAAGAACTCACCACGGTCAATTGCCTCGGGCGGGTTGTTGCTGCTGTCGCAAACAACCAGGAAGTCCACGATTCCACGACGGGACTGGACAGAACGCAGGAAGGGTTCAACGATATTCTTGAACGATGCGCGAGTGAACTCGTCATTCAGTTCAAAGAGTTGAGTCTTAGCAGCGTTGCTGATTGCATCTTCGAGAACCAGGAACAGGCGACGA